CGCTAAATTCTATACCGATAGGTTCGGTAGGGATAATTCTCATTTCTTCACTATAGCCAAAATAACCAGCCATTGTGTTCATAAACGATTCTAAAAACTGCTGCTTACCAGTTACATAGGTGCTTTTAAAAATTTCGTAGCCATCTCTCATTTCAGTTCTAGTTCCTAGCTTACCAGCTACAGCAATACCGAAAATAGAAGGAGTAGTAACTTGGTGACCAGAGAATATGTTTGTCTGAATTAACTCATCTACCCTACCGAAGTCTTCCTTAGTTAAATCACTCTGTCCTAAATCATCTACAATAGGCTTTCTAGAAGCATCATTAACAAAAGACAACATATACTTAACTCCGTCAGAGCCAGTATAGGTATTTTTAAACTTCCTGTGGATTTCGTTCTGTTCCTCTCTAGAAGGTGTACCATCTGGAAGGGTAATTAACTTACTAGCACTAAACCCAGTCTTAGCATTACCTAGAACGTGCTTAGATACCTCTATATCACTTTCAATATAGTTAAGAGCACCAAAGTATACAGGCAAAGAATAAACGCCTATATTCGGTCTATATTCCTTTAGATAGATAATCTGTTTGCCTTGTGGTACTTTAGGATTAAAAGCAGGATAAACAAACTCTAGCTTTTCTTTATAATCCTTCCAGTTCTCTTTATACCAGAATTGCGTGTTATCTTTATTTGTGCGTATTTTAGTGTAATCAATATGCCACATTTCAGCCACCTTACCTAAACCCCAGATAACCTCAATATATGCGCCACCGAATAACTCTAAGTCCATAGAGATTTTCCTAGTTAGGTCGTTTAAGTTTTCAGACCTATTAGGCTTTTCTATAAACTGCTCATTACCAGTCCAACCATTACCGCAGATGTAGTGTACTTTATTTCTTACAATAGCGTTGTGCTTTGCAGACTTGTTAAATAACTCAACCAAGTACAAAGGATAGTCGTTCTTTTCCCCATACTCCATATAACCCTCTTTCTTCTTCTCTCTGTATTCGGGTTGCTTAGCCTCTGCAAATTGAACTAATATAAAATTTTCTCCGTTCATTGTCTTACTTTAAAAGTATCATTAGTTTGATATTCGGTATAAACATTCTCCTCGTCATTTAACCACATAATCCCACTCTCTAATTCATTTAATCCTGCAGTATCTGTTTTTGTAGCACTTGTCTGCTCATAAACAAAATAAGAATACTGCCCTCTAGGTTTACTTGGAAAATATTTATCTACTTTAATACTAAATTTATTGTATCTATCTTTATATAGTGATACGTCAGCAGCGTTCAATAATACAAACTTTACCTCTGTATTAGTAGACCTATTTTTAAATACGAATAGATAATTAGGATTCGTTAACGTTTGCTTTTCCGTTAAGGTTAAATAGATATATTGCGTTACTCCTTTAGTTAATTGTATCATTCTTATATAAATGCTGAAACCAAAGGTAATTAACAAAAAAAGCCCCTGCACTTGCAAGGGCTAATTATACTAAACCAACTGCTTACGATAATAGACCAGCTATAATTGAAGATTGAACTTCTGGAGCAAGAGCAGGTTCTTTTCCTGTGAAGGTCAAAGTATATCCGCTTCTGTCTCCCATTGCAGTACCAGAACCGCCAGAACCAGCAGTAATGTCTAGTCCTCTTGTTTGTCCTAAGTACCAATACTTGCCGTTGTTATCTTTTGCGATAGCTAATAAAAGATTCTGTGCTAGAAGCAAAATCTCATTACGAGTATTTGCTTGTAGTTTGTTAAGAATGATTGTCAATTCTTGCTGATAGAAAATAGAACCATTTTCTACAGAAGCGTTAACGTTCTCAACAAAGTTAGAAGTTTCTTTAACAAGTTCGTACTTGTAGAAACGCTTACCAGCAGACTTTGTAATAGCTGTGATAACACCAGAAGCCTCTGTAGTTGCGGTTACGTCTGCTTTAGCAATAAATAGCACTTCAGTAATACCACCGAGTGAATCTTTGCAATCTAGAACGTAACCTTGTGTAAGTGCACAAGCCATTTTGAATAATTTATAAAGTTAAAAAATAGGGGGATATTTCACCCCCTATATTATTTATACAACAAACTTAACCAATTCGTCAGGGAAAGCGAAGTTGATACCCATCTTAAATTCGCTTACAAAACGTACTTGGTCTGCTTCCTTAGCGTAGAAGATTTCAAATTTCTCTTCTTCATTCAAAAGGTCAGTTCCCAAGAAGAAGTTAGAAAGTCTACCAGCGATAATATCGTTAGTACCATTCAAACCTTGAACTGCGATAACTTTGATTGTAGTGCCCGGCAATACAAACTCATTGTCAGCCTTTACGTCTACAGTGTAGTGGAACATGTTAGCGTTCTTCAATGCAACTGTATAAGTACGGAATGTGTCCATACCGCAGAAGATAACTACATCGTCATAGCTTACGATAGATGCAGGAATTGCTCTGTAAACACCATCAAAGATAGAGATTACGTTAGCTGCAGTAATAGAAGCCAAAGGAGCACCAGAGATGTAAGCAGATACGTTAGCATCTACAACACCTGCAGCAGCATTTACCAACTTCAATATGCCATCAAATTTATTGAGGTTAACATTCACACTTGAAGTATCGCCTTGCCACAACGCAGTTTCTAATTGAGCAGCAATACGCTTAGCCTTCTTGTCAGAAAACTCTTGCTCAAAAGGAATTGAATCGTACATAGAACCTGTAGGCAAAGCCTTTTGAAGGTACTTAGCTTCTAGGTCTTTAGGACAAAGAGATTCGTTAACTTTGATTTTACCAACGGTTACAGTTCTTTGTGTGAAAGAAGTTGAACCAGAAGCGTTAAAACCACATGATGCACCACTTTGGAAGATTGCATCTGTATCCATGATATTGATGGTTTCAGAAGATTTAACTCCTACCATCACGTTTCCTGCACTCTTGATTAGAGAGGCAGTCTTAGCACCGAGAACCGCACTTGTTACAAGTAGGGCTTCGTTCTGTTCTGTGTAGTCTGCGAGTGCAGAAACATTAAATGCCATTTTTCTTAGTTTTTATTGTTTAAAATTGCGTTGCGATATTTAGCTAATCTGTCAAACTTGATGTCTTTTGTAGATTCAAATTTAAAAGACTGTGCTTTTTCCATTGGGTCTGCTTGTGGTACTTTAGCGATTTCTTCAATCAACTCAATTACCTGTGAAAAACCTTGTGCAGCCTTTCTTTCAACCTCTGCAAGTTTAGCCTTCAAAGATTCGTTCTCAACTTCTAAAGCAGAAAGTTTAGCTTCTACTTCTTCCATCTTCTCATCTTTCTTAGATTCAACTTCAATCTCTACTGCTGGTTCTTCTTCTACTTTAATTTCTTTGATAATGCCACCTTCAGTTACGATAACTTGACCATCTGCAAGTTTATGTTCTGCATCTGGAGCAGGTGAACCATCTTCAAGAACAACCTCACCACCTACTTCAAGAGATGAAATCATTACTTTAGTTCCGTCTTCTAAAACGTATTCAGCCATCATTACCTTTTCTTCTTCTACCTTTGCTTCATCCTGTGGCATTGGCTCTGGCATATCTTCAAATAATGCCCTAATCTTTAAAATTGCTTCTTTCGGATTCATATTACTATATGTTTATTTGTTTAAATAGTTATCACTTAACCTGTGCTAAAATTTTCTTTATCTCATTATAAATCCTATCCTCTTTCCTTTCAGCCTTTGCATATTCAAATACTCCCTCAACAGAAAATCCTTTGATATTTCCTTCTTTAACCTCATTCCATGCATAGTCGTTATCTACCTTCATAGAACCAAACCAAGAACCATCTGGAGCATCTTCAAAACCTTTCATTGGCATAACACCTCTTTCCTTATCACTAATAAAAGATTCAAACAAATAAACATCTTCTAGCTGCTCGTTCTGATTGTGCTGGATATTTACGTTAGCTTGATAACCTTTCTTAAAATACCTCTGTACTATTTTAAAAATAGTTTCCTTAGAGAATACAACATAGTAATCGCCATGAGTAACATCACTCCTAAAAATCGGAGTATCTGCCAACATAATAGCACCAGAAATAACACGCTTTTCTTCATCTGTGTTAAACTTAACTTTATGATTGAAAGCGTTCCAATTCTTTTGAATAGCTGGTCTGTCTACAAGAGAAACAAAGTTTACCTCTGCATCATCTTGTAAATCATCGCTTATCATTAGTTCATATACAGGTAAATCCATAATCCTAAATGTTACTTTAATCCGTTATTTATCACTTAAAAATAATCGGGGCAATAATTGGGAGTACTCCCTTTTTTAACTAAACCTTGCCCTTTGTTTTATAGCTTGTATTCTTTTTTGATTGCTAGTAATGTCTGTCTCGACTACATAGGCTCTAATAGCACTATTACCGATAGCGTTAATAGATTGCTGATTTAATTGGGTTAGCTGTGCCTGTTGTGTAGGAATAATTGGTGTTCCAGATGTACTTATTGAACCACCACTTCCAAAATTAGTTGCAGCAGCACCTCCTTTAAATTTAGCAATAGTAGTAGCAGCAACAGTACCTATACTTGCAGCTGCCCTTAATTTAGCGGCTAAAATATATTTAGATTTAATTAATGCTCCTCCGTCTGGTAATGCAGTCCAAGTTAAATTTGCTGAATAACCAGCTATCTCTTTTTGTGTATCAATAACAATTTTAGCAATAGCCAAAGCCCTATCTACAGCAAATAAAGCGTTTGCTACTTTTTCATTTTCACCAACTAATGCACCTAGAAGATTCAGACCAGCACTAGCTGCAGCAAACTTTGCGTCTTGTAAAGCTACAGTTGCTTTTAATTCTTCATCTTGTATAAACTTTTCTTTTTCTAAATTTTTATTTCTTAATGCATTTAAATCATCTAATCTTTTTACTTCTTTTTCGTAATCATCTGCTGCTTTTTTATCTGCATCCTCTGTATCTTTCTTTGCTTGTTCCTCTTGTTCTTTTTTCTTTTTTTCCGAATTTTCTAATTGAACTTTCTCAAAATCCAATCCAGCTTGTCTAACTCTTTTAGCTATATCTTCTAGTTTTTTTTGTTGTTCTATGTCCTCTTGTAATCTAGCTTCATTATTTTTCTTTCTTCTTTCCTTTTCAGAAATCTGAAAGTTTATATCAGCTAAACGTATAGCATCCTGCTCTGATTTTATAGCTATTTGATTCTTTCTAGCTGCTTCTGTATCAATGTTAGCAACTTCTTTATTATATCTATTTCTAGCAGCTATTCTAAGTCTTCTAGTCGTTTGTTCAATTTCGTTTATTTCTTTTTCACTATCACCTCTTAACTTAGCCTCTGCTTTTAATAACTCACCTGTTTGATTAATCTTGGCAATCTCAATTTCTAAGGCATCATCTGCTCCCTTCTTTATACTTTCGTTTAGTTTGTCTTGTGCTTCTTTTGCCTTATCTGCTGCACTTGTATAACTAGAAATAGCAGCTATTAATTCACCGATAGCAATAACTGCTAATCCTATTCCTGTTGCAGCAATAGCCGTTTTTAAAACCTTAAAAGATGTTGCAGTTGTGTCTACTGCAATTCCTAAAGCCTTCATCGTAGCAGCCGTTAAAGTATTAGCCGCTGCATTTGCTCTAGTAAATAATGTTGTACTTTGTATTACTGCTCCAAGTTGTTTAAAGCTATCTATACTTTCCCCGATAGATTGCAAACCTTGTGATAAAGCTAAAGCACTCTGAACTTTTAAAAGTTGTTTTTCTAGTTCTTTTGATTCAGTACCAAACAAACCTATAGCACCCTGCACGGCAGCAAACCCACCAGCAACTCCAGATAATGAAGCAGACAATGCTTTGAACTTAGCATCTGGATTAAATGCCTCTGTCAATGCTCTAGCGTCTCCGATTCTGTCTCTTAACTCTGCTGCTCTTTTCGCCGCTTCAATAGCCTCTTTTGATGTAGTACCAAACTTATCAGACAAAATAGCAACCTCTGCAGTAGCTTCTCTTAATTGCTTTTTTAAAGAGCCTACAGATTCGTTAGCATTACCGCTAATATTTATATTATAATTTAATTGTTCACTCATTTATCAATTACTTTTAAAAGTTCTACTTTAGTTGTTGTGTAGTTAATAGGGTTATATGCGTCTACTATATTTAGCCTATAAAGAACGTTGTCTATATAAACAAACTTTGCAAAGTCTAGATTTTGAATATCAAAGGAATTAAGAAGTATATCACATGTAAGTAGTTTACTATATTCACTAGTAATCTCTGCTATGTAATCTGAATAGTATGCTGCAAATAAATTAGTAGCTGGATATGTAGTAGCAGATAAATATATCTCTTGTGGTGCTCCAAAATTTATATCGTTAGTAGGTGAAAATGGGTCATCTAAATGACCTGCATAGCCATAAGAAGTTAATGCACTTCCTACGTTTGTGCTTCCATTTTTTATATTATATGAAGTCCTTCCAGTTATTTTTTTTGCTTGTAAAATCCTTATAACAGAATCCATAGCATCCTCTGCTACACCCGTAGAACTTAACTTATAGATAGCTGGAAATATTTTATCTGTTCCACTTAATTGATATAAAACACTTGCTGCAAAAATTACTTCTAAAGATTCAGTTTCTTTTACAAAATCAAATTTAGTATCGTAAATTAAATCACCATATCCTTCATTAAATTTCTTTCTATAGTTTTCTGCAAAGTAATCATTGTCAGGCTTATACTTAAATTGATAATACCTAGCCTTAACTTCACTCATTGGTTTTATTGACCAAGAAGTTTCTCTATCTACTTTATTAGTCCAGTCTACTATTTGACCACTATAAAAATCAACATAAGGCTTTATTATAATCTTTTTACTTTCTACTGGGTCGTCATAGATATAAAGATTAAATAATTTAGCAATTGATATAAAGAAATCCCTTTGAAATATACCTCTGGGAATACATGAGTTAATATCTAATAGTTCATCGTAAACAACAGCTACCTCTGTGCTTAAAGCTGTAGTTAGTTTAAACTGACCAGATAATAACTGATACTGCGTTACGTTAGTACTAACTTGAACAGATAACTGGTTTGTATTACTTAAGGAAATATTATCTATTGATAAATCTAAATTATAAGTTTGAGTATTATTGGTAACGTATAAATCTACCTGCTTTAAAATAGTTGAACCCTTATACAAATAAAAAGTAGCTGTTACAGGTATTGGTGATTTTACCTGTAATGTAGGCTTACAAATTATATTAAATATGTTGGTGCTTCCTGTATAAGTTGCAGGATTAGAACCTGTAAAACTTCCTGCAGTTGTTACTGTTAAAGGTAGATACTGATTGCTTGTTAGCGTTGTATTAAATGTAGAGTTAAAAGCAGTATTAGATATTTTGTTAACTAAACGTTGATTATGTGGTATTACTAGCCTATCCATTAGGCTTGTACTTAATAAAGGGAAATCCCAAGTATATCCAGAATCTGCTTGAATCTTTTGTAAGATTTCTTTTACAAACAAAGCAGGTCTAAAAGCAGTATAACTAAAGTTTACCTTATCGCTTGATGTTCCTCCGTAGTCTATTAAAGGAAAGTATAGTCCGCTTCCGTCTATGCTATCCCATGAGTTAGTTATGTTAGTCCAGTTCCAAGAAACATCATAAGCAGAAAAATCTAAATCTTCTAGCTTCTTATTACCTAGTGCAGACATAAACCCTCCTAAATCACCTATAACCGAACACTCATAAAACAAAGCAGAGCCATCTTTAACAATTTCTAAGATTCGTAAAGCACCCTTAAATATCTGGATACCGTCTATAAATATTCTACATTGTGCGTTCTTACTAGCGTTATAATTAACCCCTACATTTGGAGCATTTTCACTAGTAAAGTTTGCGTTATTAAGGTCAAATACATTCCCGAAAATAGCGTTATTATTTGCATTACCTGCTACTCTAATAGTTTTAGAATAGCTGGTATTCTTAGCACCAAAATCGTTAATATCGTCAATTGTATATGTAAAATCCGTATCAACATCTTCTGTTAAATCTAGCCTATAATTCTCTATGTATATTTCAGTCCTCATCTAAACTGGCTATTTATTGTTTTAGGTATCTCTGCTTCTATTTCTAGGTTAAATACTTTGTCTACGTTCAATAGTTTGTACTCGTGATTATTTGTAGTTATGTATAAAGGAAGATACATATTTTGAATATCTAGGTAAACGCTAGAACTATTTACTAACTGCCCTAACCAAGTATAATCTATTTGGTTAACCCAATCACTCTTTAAACTTATTTTATTGTTTTGCGAAATGCTAAACGCTACCTTAGTTTCATTGTACTTATTGTAAGCGTCATAGGTTCGCATTGCTCCACTTGTCCTCTGCCAGTCTGCTTTCCTATAAAACTGCTTCTCGTTGCTTACGGAGTTTCTGTTGACGTTACCGAAAAAGAAACTATCATATCCTCCCAAGCGGTTGAGGAAGTGTACTGTGTTTCCACCATTTTTGGAGCAGTCATGGTAGATTCGTAGTACTCTGGAAGTTCCAACTCCATTAGTGATATAAAACTCATAAGCATAAGTATTTTCTGTGATTAATGTAGAACCTGCCCATGTATTAATAGCTGATGCAGATAAGTTAAACATATTAAAGCTACCAGATAAACTAATAGCTGCATTATGACTAGCCACAACATTTCCTGCACTATCTAAAGTTCTTACATAAGCAGTCTCACTTAATCCCTCATATCTGTAATAGCTTATAAAGAATTTATTTCCATACTTGTTTTGAGCATTAGTTAAATCCCTTTCAGTTATAAAATCGTCTGTGTATTTATCTAAAGCTATATTATAAACATTAGCTAGGGTTACCGAACCACTAGAATATAAATCTGAATATAAAGGATAGTAAAAGTTCTTAGCTGAATAACTAGCTGAAGCATCTGGAAGCACATTAATGCCTCCGCTTACTTCCTCTCTTATTTGTAGCTGATAGGCAACTGCCCACTTGTCGTTAGATTCTACCAAGATAGATGAACCAGATGGCTCGAAATAATTGGTAATATAATTCCGAACAATAGGTGCAGTATTAAAATAACCATAACTATCGCTAGGATTCGGAAATACTTTTGACCTAGATACTGTAGTTCCACCAACTACAATATCAAACACAAACTTAAAGTTAGTTGTACCTGCATTAGTAGAACTAGCAGTTACCCATATATCGTCATTTAAACAACTATCCGAAGGAGGACTAGTTACTATTGTTATCGCCATATTGTCTTATTTGTAAAATAATATCACCGCCTAGAGCCACACTCAAAGCGTCTTTAAAATCTTTAGTAAAGTTTTCTGCAATTGCCCTATCAAAATAATAGGTAGCTTTTATACCATCCCTTTTAATTGCTGAAGAAATAGCATAGGCTAACCTTTTCTTTTTAGTAGCCTCGTCTAGTGCAGTAGCTAGTTTTCTTCTTTTTTTCTGTACTCCAGATAAATCTACCTTATCCGTTCTAACCGACTTTCTAGCCCTATTAAGCCATGTGAAGATTGAGGCAGCCATTTTCCTATTTGGAAACTTTGACTTGAACCTATAGTCTCCAGAGTTCTTTTTAGGCTTAGCGTTCTTACCTCCTACACCAGCCACACCTTTATTAATGAAATCGTAATATTCAAGTTGCTTAGAGCCTAAAGGATAACCTACGTTTAAAATAAATGAACCTTTATTTTCAGTTACGTTAGGAACTCCAGTATCAACTAAAGCACCAGAACTGATAGCTTTAGCCTTCTCTAGATTCTTTCTTATTGTATCGTTAAAGTCTAACCCTGCTTGGAAAAGTATCTGTTCTAAAATAGGAAAACTAGCGGTATCAACCTTTTGAAATTGACCGCCAACTTTACTTAAAAATTGGTCTCTAATGAATTGTGCCTGTGCTCTGTTCACTCCTATAAATGCCCAAAAAAAAAGAGATTATCTAAGATAATCCCTGTAGGCTTTCAAATAGGACAATGCGTTTAGGTACTCTATGGCTGGTAGTTGATATGTTTCGTTAAGCGTGATACGATAGTATTCTGCAACTTGTGTGGTGCTATACTGCCATCCATAATATTCAATAAATCGGCTAGAGCCTTTTCCGACTGATTCACTCCCTGCATCTCCAACTGGGTTTTCAAATAACCCTTTGAAACCTCTATCCAAATCCTGTATACATGATAAAAAAAAACAATGGAATGGTAGATATCTTTAAATTTAGCCTCTAGCATATCTTGAGCATAAATACCATGATTTAAAGAATCATAATCTTTTTCCTTCCACCCGAACAAAGTCTTTTCCATAGGTATTACCATACTAGCAGCTAACTTATGCAGATTAGGTATTAAGTCTGTTTGGAATACTTTGCTTTCAATATACCTAGCAGATGGCATCTTTCTAACGTCATAGATACACTTGTATCTTTTGCCGTGTACAGTAATAAATTTTACAGGCTTTCCATCTGGTTCATTATCTAGGAAAGATAAACGCTTTACTTCCTCATTATAGCGTTCTACCGATAAATCATTTACTTGGTTAGCAGTCCAGTTATTTACAATAGCTATAAGTCTATCTATCCTATCTAAAGGATGCTCTATCTTGTTAGCTTCAATTATTTGCTGATACTGGTATAAATTAATATCGTTCCAAGTCATTTGCTATAGGTTTCTTTGTAATATTCTAAATGGTCTTCTTTGTTAAATGGATAATCTGAAAACTGATAACAAGCATTTAAAATCTGCTCCTTCTCCATTTCTTTGGCTTGTTCAACTGCTTTGAGTAGGTCATTGCCTATAAAATACTGGTTGCTATTCATCCAATTAAATAACCATTCTACTGCCGTTTGTTGTGCCATAATAAAAAAATTAAAACCCCCACCAAGAATAGCAGGGGTTGATTAATACCTATGAAACACCCAATTTATTTACTGCTTCAAATTTCAAGTCTAAGTCCATAGCGTTAAATAACTTGTTAGCTACAGATAGTCTAGGTTGTGCACCTCTTTCTATTCTGTTAACTGCTACAAAACTTATACCTGCTTTTTCTCCTAATTGCTTTTGAGTTAGGTTTCTTCTTTGTCTGTTTTCTTTTAGTAATGCTCCTATCATAAATCTATATTTGGTTCTAGTGTGTCTTCTATTGCTTTTAATTCCTCTGGCGTTAGTCTATCTGTTATGTCTATTCTTCTAAAAGGTATTTCTATATAAACTCTTTTTATATCTACCTCATAGCTACTATCGTCAAAGTAGTGATACCCATGACATTCCTCTACTCTCGTAGGCTGAATGTTAACGATTACTTCTGTATCAACAAAGCAATCTATTTGAAATCCCTGCTCCATTAGTAATCAATTTCGGTTTCCATAAGAACTTCTCTAGTAGGGTCTGCAGTTATAACCTTATTGTAAGTTTCTACTGCTTCATCAAACTTGCGTGTTAATGTGCTTGGAATATACCTGCCGTCTTTCTCTACGCAGTACCAAGTTTCTCCT